TCAATAGTTCCAGTTGGCGTAGTAGGAGTAAGATCCTCTACTTCTGCTTGTACTTGCGCAAGTTCTTCTTTGAGTCTTTTACGCTCGATATTAAGTTCCATAGCCAGCTTGCCTGCTTTAGACATTGTACTATCTTTATATCTATCAACAGTTTCTACATCAAGTTCATCTTCTAATGTTTGTTCGCTCATGTCATCCTCCAAAGTCAAACAAACTTGTAAATGTGTTGTGACGTTTAGTATCTTCTAGTGGATAGTTCAACACACCAATCAAGTTATCTAGTTTGTTATCAATAATAGTTTCTGCCATTGCCGTATCATCAAACGGAAGTTCTTTAAACCATTCTGGAATACGCAGTTCATCTGTTGGATATGCAACACTTGTATAACCCAGCGGATTCTGTTTTAGTTTACAAACAATAACTTTCATACCATCTACAATTTCTTGAGAATATTTATCACCGTTCATACGCTTTAGCGTATTCCAGTTGAGACTTGCTCTTACGTGTCCAGGCATATTTGCCTTGCCTTGTTTTTCTTCTAGTCGACGATAGTGTCCGACTTTGTTTGCACGTTTAGGTGAACCTTTCTCCCAACCAGGGCGTTCACTAAATTCCTTGCGAAATACAGTAATACGTTCAAGCACATCTTCTTGCGGAACATCAGTAAGCACCATTAGTAATAGCTCTTTCAAAAAGTCTTGCATAAACACAGGCGTATCTGATCTACGCAAGTCTAAGCCCATTGCCTTTACCTTACCCGGACTATCTTCGCTATCTGTTCTAAAGCCTTCGTTATCAATTACTAGCGCCGCATAACGTTTCTTAGTAATATACAAACCTGACTGTGCTACAATTTCTCTACCTGCCGCAATAACATCACTACGTGACTTTGGACAGTGGAACGCTTGCATCATAAAGTCTGGAAATGTTGTGTTTGCTTGTTCACACACTTGATCCATAAGAGTAATGCACTTTTCTTTAGACCATTCAAGTTTACCAGCATCTACATCATCTTTAACCATAGGCCATGCACTAAAGTAACAAGAGTCAGTATCGCCATAAATCATTGCTTTACCAACATGATCATATTCACCAGTAATAACATTGTTTACTTCAGCACTCATATGCTTAACAATAGTACGACCAGTTAGTGTAGTAGATTGACCAATCCGCTTATCGAAAAAACGACACCCAGGATTAAGAATAGCGCCGTACAAGCTATTAAGATTAATTTTTTTAACAAGTTGTCTTTTGTCCCAATATTCAATTTCTGCAGAGTTTTTAGCATCCTTTGCTTTGATTAACATCTTCTGCATATCTTTACGTTCAGCATACCAACGCTTTAGTAGTCCAGGAATAACACCTTCAAACTCTGTTGTAAAAATAGTACCGTTAGCACTAAGCATCCAAGGCATTTGCGAATCAAAGATAAGCTGATATAGTTCTGCTCCGCTTAGTATGTCGGTACGCCCGTCTTCCCAGTCAACAGTCATTGCAACATCTTTGCGTTGTGTCATTACAGCTTCATATTCTTCTGTGCTAAAGCGACCTTCCCAGCTGCCTGCAAACGACTTTTTCTTTAGAGTCATGTCTTCGTGTACACGGGCTTCACTAACTTCAGGACGTATTTGTCCTATAACAGTTTCTGGCGCCATATTTAATGCACGAATAACACTAGGATATAGACTGTTTAAGTCCATTGATGCTACCCACTTGTGTAAACCTTTCTTAGGAAATGCAACATATGCTCCGGCGGCTTGTGTATTCTCTGTGTCATCACGCGGACGTCTATTAGGAACTTGTAAGCCTCTATTGTGCGCTTCGTTAATAATACCTTGCTCTGTAACAGCAACAGCACCCATTGTAGTCTGTAGCAACACAGTATTTTCGTGTGCAACAGTGTTACTAAGATCAATAAAACGTAACTTCTTGTCTAGTTTGTCAAGTAGTGCGGTATCTTGAATGTTGTATTCAATAAACTTGCGAAAATCTTGATTATATAATTGATCAAGTGTACCTTCATACGCAACTTTGTTTTCACCTACTTCAATTTCGCCAATAGCATCTAATCGATATGTGTGACGCTCTTCATATGTGTACTTACGATATAGTTCTAAACTGTCTAAGTGTACACGACCTACTAGGTCAAATGTAACCGCTTGCTTCCCATATTTTTCATACTCACGCTTCTTAGGAAGTTGACCCCACAAACAAAACCTACGTGTATCATCTTTGCTTAGTACACGACTTGTTCTATTTACTGTGTACGGAATATCATAACCCTCACTGTTCCAACCCGATAAAATATCAGCATCTTCAATTAGTGTTAAGAACGTGTCAATCATATCACCTTCACGTTCAAATAACATTACATTGTCAATGCCTTCTAATTCTTTTTCAGCTTGCTCCATTGTAAGTGTCTTTGGAGGCACTGCTAAACATACCATTGTTTCTAGCCACTGTAAGTATACAGAGATACTCGTAATAGGCATAAACGGATCAGCAGGATCAGCAAAGCCCTTCTCTGGATCAAAGTCTGTCTCAATATCAAAGAAAGCAATGTTTAGTTTAGGAGCATCTTGATTAAGATAGTTCTCACTTAAACATTGGAATATAGGATTTACGTCACTTTCAAACAAGTTCTTACCCTTGTTAATAGCAACTTCTTTGCGAAAGTCTTTTGTGTTTTTACACACAATACGACTTAGAGGATCACCGTACACACTCTTGTACTTGCCTCGTTGGTCTTCGTAATAAAAAGTATATTTTGCTTGATATTCTCGGAAAGTTCTCTTTCCGTCTTTACGTTCGACTACTCGAATAATATCTTGATCGCGATCAAACATCGCATCAACGTATGGCATTCATTTCTCCTTGTTGTTTGTGGCCAACATAACCTTCAACCTGTTCGTAAGTGAACGACTCTAACATATATATGCTATCATATAAAAAATAGTTGATATAATGAATATGCATTCATTGCTGTAAACCAACTACATAATACAATAACAAATGCTGCTTTTCTAATTACAGCACTTACAATACCTAGTATACTACCTATAAGATACATTGGAACAAATGTCTTAGTAGCAGGATCTAAGATAGTGAAAGCCAAAACAGCACTTGCACCAATAAGCAATACTGCTTCGACCATTTCAGCGTAAAACGCTACTGGACTAGTTTTATAACTTTCTTTAAAGAAATGTCCTATTTTTCTAATCACTTGTCGTAACCTAATGTAGTAATAATTGTTTCTAGATCATCATATGCATCAGCATGTGAATCCCAGTCACGTTTTTGTGCAATTTTAATTGCTTTGTTAATAAGACTTGGTTTGATGTCCATTTCTTCTGCAACAGCTTTTACTGTTTCTTTTAGACCTGTGTTTAAGTCTTCTACTTCTTGCAATACTGTTACACCTTCTTTGACAAGACGTTCTAGCTTTGCTTTTTCTTCTGCTCCGTAGGTTCGGCTACCCATACTATCCTCCTATTAATAGTTTATGTTAGCTTATATTATACTACGATTTTAGGGGGTTGTCAAGTATTATTTTGACTTTAATGCTGCCCAGAGTTGGGCTTTGATAGACTCATTAGCATAGTCTTTTTTATGCTTTTGTTTACGGTCTGGTAGATTTTTTTTGAATTGGTCTTTATGTACACCTGAACCACTTGACTGTGCATGTGATGCAACAGGGTTACGATTCTTAATTGGAGTTTTCTTTGTTCGTTCTTCTTGTAGCATTGCTTCTAATTGCGCAACACGAGCTTCTAACTGTGCAATTCGGTCATCATCTTCGCCTACAAGTTTATCTTTTAATGGATGTTTAGTACGTCCAGGTTTTGCACTAGGCATAGGATCTTTACCTTTTGCTTGTCCTGCAGAACCTTTCTTTTGTACTTCAGTAAGTGTAACTCCGGCAAGTGCAGCAAAGTCACCTAAACTGTAGTCACCTTCAACTGGCATAGTACCTTCTTTTACTTCAACACTTTCTTGCACATAATTCACAGTCTCTGCTACATTTCCCTGCGCCTGACCGCCTGCCGACTCAGTTAGTTTGCGCAAGTCTTCTGCTGGATCAGTTGGATCTAGTGCAAACAGTTTATGTTGTAGTGCATTAAAGTCCATACTAGTCTTCCCAAATTTTTGCTAGTCGGTCACCCATTGCTCTAATTGCTTCTGCATCAGACATTTGTGATTGTGGCTTCTGAGGTTCTGTTGTAGAATTTACTAGTGGCGCTGCGATTGCATTTGGTTGCATTACAGTCTTCTCACGATTACCTTCTACTGCGTTAAATATATCATCCGGGTTTACTGGTTTATACATATTTTTCCTTAATCACACTTGCACGAGCCTGGCTCGCCACGCTTCTTACCTGCTACTTTACGACAGCCTTTCCAGCATTTCTTATAGATTTTGCTGTTGCCGTGACGTTCGCCTTCTGCAAGTTCTGCAAGTTCTTTCTTTTCAGAAGCAGTTAGCATTGCTTTACCGCATTCTTTACAAGTTGATTCAGACTCAGAAAGTTTTGCTGCTAGTTTATCTTGAAGTGATTCTTTTTTTGCTTTCGATGCATGTACTGCTTTACGTTGTGCATCATTCTTATACTTGCCTTCTTCAACCTTTGGGTCATTACAATTGCAATGCTCGCAATCTGCAGGACATTTACAGTCTTCTCTTTTAAGCTCTGCACCACAACATTTATCTGAACAATGAGTATCTTTCTTTGATTCTGTAACTTCGCCCATCGGACTTTGATCATAGTCCATATGATGATATACACTACCGATCATGTCTGCTGATTTAGTAATCTTAGATTGTACCCAACCTTCTAAGCCTTCTGCTTCGCTTACACCTTTTAGCATGTCGTGTAGTTTGATTGCATACTTTGCTAATTTGTATAGTTCAGCACGAGCCATTTGTACTTCATGGTCTCTTTCAGCAACATCTGCTAATTCGCCTAATCCTTCACTAATCTCTTGTTCTCTCATTGAGTACTCCAATACGTATTATGTAGTATTTATGTTTTTTTCTTTGCTTTGGATTTCTTTTTCTTTGTTTTTATAGACCCTGATCGTGTTAGTGTGCCTGGCCCGCCGTTAACAAAGCCATTACCACCACCCATACTAGAAGCAATTGATCCTGCTGACGTCATTTCTGCTGCGGCTGTTTCGCTTAGTTCATTTATTTTCATTTCTTTTATCCAATATATCTTTCATTACATTGCTTGCTGTATCTGTAAAAAAACGCGGAGCAACTGCGTGTATAATAAGAGTAGGCACTATCAGTTGTAGTCTAATAGCGGCAGTTAGTGCAGCTCGCATATGCTGTAAGCCAGTTTCGCCTTTTTCTTCTAGGTGTAGTTTGCATTGCTTACTGAACATTATTTCTTCTTTCTACCTGATTTCATATTAGCGCACCAGTGATACATTTTAGCCTTTTCGCCACTTGCGTTCTTAGCACGTTTGCGTAGTGCTGTTACACTACCATTACAACTAGCACCTGACTTCTTTACTCTACCAGGTCTGCTTTTGCCTTTTTTCTTACCATCAGCAAAGTTTTCATCTACTTGTGCATCATCACCAGGCTTATCAGCATCCTGTGTTTTGTATCCTGCTTTTTTAAGACCTTTCTTAAGATGGTCTTTTTCTTTCTTACCGCCAAACGGAACAATCATTACATCAGGTTCGTCTCTATTATCACTTTTCTTAGCATTTGATAAGTTAGAAATACTTTTGCCTACACGTATAAAGTCGTATGCAGTGTCAGACTTAGATAAAAATGTATTTTTTGGATTTGGTATTTGTTTACCTTCAACCATACCTAAGTTAAATGCAACATTAGTTGAACTACCTTTTACTTTTTTACTTAGTGTAGGCGGACGTCCGTCTTTGTCTACTTTATTACCAAACTTAGCAGCCTGTTTAGTAACTTCATCAGGACCTACATCAACAGTTTGATTCTGTTTAGTAATGCGTCCTACGCCTTCTGTAATGTCTTTTACTTTCATACTACCAAACCTTAATTACATGAAAATCAACAGATTTTAAAAATTTAATTTCATTTCTACGTTGATTCATGTCTATAAAAACAAAGTGCTTTGGGCTAGTTTTAACTAACTTCTTTGCTCTATATCTTTTTTCCTTCCAAGTTTCAGTTCTAGCACCATCTTGATGTACTGTTACTGTATCAGCTACCCAAATAATAAGTTCGTATTCTTCGCGCCAAAACTCGTTCCACCACTTTTTTATTTTACTCACTTCTTATTACGTCCTCTAAAAGTATGTCCTGTCATATAAGGTTTTGAAAACCACAATTCAAACCATTCTTTGTCGCCCGGCTTAATATTACTTGCTTTTTCTTTTTTCTTTAGTTCTGTAGCAGTTTGGCTCATGTCTTCAAGAGTGTATTCTGTATACCCTTTAAATTCATTTACCCCTGCTAGTTGTTTAAGCCTTTCAATATCCATTATTTTTTAGCCATCTTAGTTGCAGTCGCATACATTACTGCGTCAGCATCTTTACCGTAACGCTTTTTAAATCCAGCCTTTCCTTTTTTCATACCTTTTACAATACGTTCTTTTTCTTTTTCTTCACCTTTGCTAAGTTCGCGCTCTGTTGTTGCAGGTTCAGCAACGCCCATACCTTTGCGTACTGCATCGTACATAGTTTTAGCAAGTCTCTTATCTGGAGCACCTTGTGCAAACGATTCTAAATCACCAGCGGCTGCTGCAGCTCTCATTTTACTTGCACTCATACCTTCAGCACCGTCAGCATCTGGATCACGCTCGCCTGCGCTTACTACTTTAATTGAATTAAATTTAAAAGGAACATTACCTGCTTTATCAGGTTGTCCGTTGTAAGTGTCAAATAGTTTTTGGAAACTATCTACTCTATCACTGCCCGCAATAAACACAATATCAGTATAGCCTAGACTTTGTAGTTTCTCTAATGCTTGTATAGGTGTACGTACTGCATGGTGCCCGATGTTTATGCCAGGAAAGAATTGCTTTGCTAACTTCATTTTAGTAGCAAAGTCTAATGGATCTGTTTTAGGTTTTTGTGTTTGTGACAAGAAAAGGTAGTGATCGCCATCTTGTGAAGTTATAGTGTCGACTAATTTAGCATGACCAATTGTTGGAGGATTTAAACGTCCAAATGCAAGAACTGCCTTCTTTGTCGGTGCTTCAAACAGTTCTCTCAAAAACATTAGTATGCTCCATCTTTGATTTGCTTCATTTCCTCGCCGTATAATTTGTTCATAATTAACTGCTTATCTTCTGGCTTAAAAACGTTTTCAGGAGAACCTAATTTAAATTTTTTACAATAAGAATTCATTCCCTCTGAACAAGTGCTTTCCAAACAACTACTTTCATTAGGTGTTTCACCTCGATCATACGAGTCTTTCATTTTCATAATTGCTGGAAATAAACTTTTACGATAGAACATAGGATCGTTACGCATGTAAATGCATACATCATCAACTACATCAAATGGTAATCGGTCATCCATAGGATTTGCAAATTCATCAATACGCATATTACCACTTCCTACATGACCAGTAACGTGCCTTTGTACGCGGTCCTGGATTATCACAATTGTGTCTTGCTCTAAAGCTCTTACGTCTTGCAGGGTTAGACTTTTTAATCTTCATTGCTTTGCCTTTAACACTGCTTCCGCCGTGTCCAAAGTTTACTTTTTTAACATTACCTGTTTTAGGATCTTTTACATATACCTTAAACTTCTTAACGTCACCTTGCATAGGTTTACCAAGTTTTACTTTACGTCCTTGATACTCTGCTTCGTCCATAGGATCATCATCTAAGTTGTAATGTAGCATACCGTATGCTTCAAAAAACTCATCATCGTCATCATATGTTTCTTCATCAACGTATGAACCTTCGTGGCCCATTTCAATGTCAAAGTCTTCATAACCTTGTTCAAACATATAATTTGCTAGTTTTTCAGCATATTCGTTTGCTTCTGATTCTGATAATTCTCTTTGTAGCGGTATTTGGAATATAGTACAGTCTTGTTCAGATACAAACGTCTGACTTTCTGAAAAGATACTTTCATCTAACTTGGCAGCACCTTCCTGCTTTTCCATTACTACTCTTACAAAATATTCCATTTTAATTCCTTAATGATTTAGTAAAATGCTATTTACTGATCCGTCTGTATAAACTATTTTAGCTCTAATCCAAACGTGATTTCCTGTAAAACTTGCTATTTTACTTTCAGTTATGTCGTGTTCAACGTCAGCAGCATGTGTATGTACATCAAACCAATCAGCGTCAACAGGCGTAACTGCAAGCGTTCCTTGGATAGTAATAGTACCTTTTAAACCAGTATAATTATACTGTATGCTGTGCAATCCGTCACTACGTCCGTAGTATCCGTCGCCTTTAAATTTATCTCCGGTCACAGTCTCAGTTGTACTGTCTCCAGGATGTGTGTTTGCTGATAATATAGTTTCACTCTGTGCCATATAACTATTTATCTATATTGTTATTGTAAACCAATTTGTCGACTCGGCGTATTGCACAGCCTGCTAGTAAATAAACTAAGTTTAAAACACGGTCATCTCGCACGTACATGTAAAATCCGTTTAGATTTCCACATTCTTCTAAACACATTAATGCTTTATCTCCTATGCGTGATTTGTCCTTGTTAGAGGCTAGCCAGTTACTAAAGTCACTTGGAACTCTATTATTATTGAACCAGACTCTTAATGGGAATTGCGGAAGGCTATTTACAATTACTACATTTTCTTCTTTTTGTAATAATTTTAGATTTGTATCTTTAGGCTCCCAAAATTCTTCAGCACTAACACGGACTTTGTTTATTATTTTTACTAATAAACTACGGTCATTAGTGTAAAGAATAAGAGTCATATAAGGAGAAACTCTTAGTTTATAATCATCCGCAAGTTTTAAACATGAATATACATCTTTAGCATCTAGATAATCTTCAACATCTAATTGTAGCTCTGTTCTAAATGCTTTACGTGTAAGAGGAATATTATTCCTATACATTTCTGTTAAACCATCTAGTTGTTCTCTAACATACGATAATTTGCCGTTCTTTTGTAAGTCACTTCTAAATATATTACAGAGAGGATTGCGGAGTACTAGTTTATACAAGTACTCCCCATAGTGTAACTTTCGAGTATCATACAGTTTCAGTGGCTTTTTGGGGTTCATTTACTACATTTAACTCTAGATTGTCGTTAACAAAGTCAATATTAACTGTTCCACCATTCTTCAAATCACCAAATAGTATTTGTCTAGACAATGGACGTTTAATTTCTTTGTCGATCACACGCTGTAATGGACGAGCTCCGTTTTTAGGATCAAATCCTTTCTCTACTAAGTAATCAAGTGCTTCGTCAGTAACAGTAATATCGATATTTTTATCAATAACCATATTTTTAAGTTCAAGCAAGAACTTACCAACGATTTTCATCATTACTTCTTTACCTAATTTAGCAAACGTAATCACACCGTCAAGTCTATTTCTAAACTCTGGCGCAAAGAAACGTTTAAATTCAGTATCTTCGTATGTAAATTCTTCTTCTTCACCAAAGCCAATAGCATTTTTCTCTGCTTGTTTAGCACCTAAGTTAGTTGTAAGAATTAGTGTACAGTTACGTGCATCAGCTTCTTTACCGTTACTACCAGTAACCATGCCATTGTCCATTAACTGTAACAAAATTTGTGAAACATCAGGATGTGCCTTTTCAATTTCATCTAAAAGCAATACACAATTAGGATTTTCTTGCAATCGAGTAATTAACTGTCCTGCATTATCTTCATGACCAACATATCCCGGAGGCGAACCAATCAACTTAGCAACACTATGCTTCTCCATGTATTCACTCATATCAAAACGTACAAGTTTAACACCTAGATTAGATGCAAGTGCTTTTGCAGTTTCAGTTTTACCTGTGCCTGTTGGGCCCATAAACACAAATGCACCTACTGGTTTATCATCTGGCTTTAGTCCTGCTTGGCTAACAAGTATCTTATCAACAATACTTTCGATTGCTCGATCCTGTCCGTATACAACTTTCTTTAGATTGTCTTCAAGGTGCATAAGATTTTCACTTTCTTTTTCAGCAACTTGTTCTGCTGGCATATCAATAATTTTAGAAAGCTCGTATTGTATATTAGATTCATTAATAATCTTATCACCTTCATGATCGTCGTTTAATTTAAAACGCGAACATGCAATATCAATTAAATCAATTGCTTTGTCTGGCAATTTTTTATCGCTTTGATATTTTACGCTGAGTTTAACAGCGGCATCGATTGCTTCCTCTGTAATTACAGTTGCATGATAGTCTTCATAATACTTTTTAATACCATTTAATATATCTTTAGTTACTTCAGGTGTTGGCTCGTCAATAGTAACACGCTGGAATCGACGCATTAATGCACGATCCTTTTCAAAGTACTTGCGATATTCTTCCCATGTAGTTGAAGCAACAACTTTCAAATCGCCTTTAGTAAGTGCAGGCTTGAGCATATTAGCAAGATCGTTTGAATTGCCTTGGCCGCCTGCACCCGCACCGTTGATCATATGCGCTTCATCGATAAACATAATAGTTTTACCTTGCTTTGTAAGTCCTTGCAAAACTAGTTTGAAACGTTCTTCAAAGTCTCCACGGTACTTTGAACCGGCAAGCATAGCACCGATATCTAGATTGTATACTTTATATTCTTTTAAGAAATTAGGTACATCGTCTTGCTCAATTTTAAATGCAAGTCCCTCTGCAATTGCGGTTTTACCTACACCGGGATCACCTACCATTAATAC